GCATCATGCTTTGTTCGATTATTTATATCAAACTTTGCCCAATCTTCTAATGTTCTTTGCAAATAAACATCTCCGTAACCTTCTTTGGTTATACCTACAAAATCTTCTATGTAAGTTTCAATTGCCGAAGCGTGAGCTTGCTTTATATCTTCACTCGAATTAGGTATTCCGCCAACTTCTCGCTCTGCTAAAGATAACTTGTTGTAGGTTTTATCTGGTCTGTTAATGCTAAATCCTCTGTAGCCTCGGCGCTTTAAATAATAAAGCAATCTAGGCTTGTTGTTCTCACAAAGTATAGGCATACCGTAAAACACGCATGCCATTAATACGTCTTCAAAAAACATTTCAGCTGTTGAAGGTCTAGCTATATATTCTAAAAAGAAATGATTAGGAGGTACATCCTCCATTGAAAACTTAGTTAATCCGTGTAGTGCGCCATTAGAGCCGCCACCACCAACAACACCGCTAATATCGTAGCTGTCACAACCAAATGCTCCCATGTGTTCATTTCCAGGATGTTTGTTTCCATTTTTTATTATTACGTGATTTTGTATGTCTTGATTAGGAATCCAAGTAACATAAAATCTACCATCTTTGTTTGGATAAAACATTACTCTGGTATCTTTAATTCCGTTTTCCCATTGAAAGTTACCTTGAGTAACCATTGTATTGTTTCTTAATTCATCGTTATAATCTATCTGTTGATAGATCTTAGTTAAGTTAAACAACGATTGCTTTGCTTCGTCTCTAAAAGCATGAGCTTCGGTCCTTGGAAATTGTCTATAATATTCATTAAGCGCATCTGGATCGTCTTTTAATCCTTCAACCTCGTTTTCCCAATGCTCTATTACTCCTTCTGTTATTTCGTCTCCTTGTGGTCCGAACGTCTCTTCTTTTGGAACATCAAACACAGGATAGCCGTACTGATCAATAAAACCCTCATAATTCCATTCCATAGGAATAAAAAGTTTGTATAGCCCCGTTTTAGTTTGACCGTTCTTGTTTCTAGTTGATGCGTTTGATCCATTATATAATTTCTTAAAGTTTTTGCCTCCTTTGTCTAAGGAGTTTGATGTTGAACCCATCATACATTTGCCTACGATTCTACTACCTAATCTTAAACAAGTTTTTGTAACTCGCCAATTGTTAAGTATATTTGTAGGTCTTTCCCATTTACCGCTTTCATCGTGAACTAATAGCTTTAGTTTTTCACCATCATAACTGTTATCTCCCGTATTTTTCCAATCAATAGTAGTATCTAAACCGGTAAGATCTTCAGCTACAGTATTGTCATCTAGTTTTCTTCTCGTAAATTTGGAAGCGGGTACTCTATATGCCAATTCCGTTTTGGGACGGTCCATTCCGTCTTGTATAGGTTTAAAAAAGAACGGATAGTTGACCGAGATCGGTACAACTTTGTCTGTAAACATTTTCTTTGCATCCTGCCCCGACTTGGATAGTATGCCGAATCTTGCATCTGATGATATTGTAGCCTCATTAACTGTTTCTCCCGACGACATGAATGAAAATCCAGAACGTCTGTTCTTAAGGTAGCAAATACCGTACGATCGTTTATCTGCTTTACAGGCTTCCCAAAATATGTAGAATAACCTATTTGATTCCCGGAAGTCCGGTAGCCCGACATCAATCTTTGACCATTGCAAGTACATGTAATGAGTACCAGTAATATAAGTATCCATACCTTTGTTAATAAACCAGTAACCTGTTTCTCTTCTGTTAAATTCTTCATCTATATAAGGGTGCCACTTTGTGTGAAAAGCCTTAGGATATTTTGCCCAATCAGCTTCGCTTTTTATTTTACTTAATTCTTTAGGGTACTCACTTGCTGACCATTTGTTTCCTCCAAGATCTTTTGAGTTTTCAACTTTAGGTAAAGCAATGTGTAAATCACCTATAAGATATATATCTCCTATCTTACCTGTTTTACTTATTACTATTAGATCGTAATCTTTGTCATAACCATATTCCCATTTCGCATAACGATTCTTTTTTTTAATCGCATGAGGCTTTATATAGTCTTTGACTATTGCGTATAATTGTTGTTCGTATGCCATTATTTAGATCTCCCTTCTGCAAAGCCTTTAAAAGCCGGTTTGTTAGCATCTATGTTGGAATCACTAATCATACTCTCTTCCTCTTGAATTCTATTAAGAATTTCAAAAGCATCGAATATGCAAAGCTTTTTAGTAGCGGCAGCGTTTTTAAGTCTGTCAGCTGATATATCTTCTTCTGAGTCAACGATCTTTTCTTTCGCTACCTTTACTAATTCTTTAATTGCTTCCCGCCCAGCGGCTATTATACTCTTCTTCGTTTCTATCGAGTTCATACTTTATAACAATATCATTTGATTTCATACAGTACATAACTTGATTATCTATAACAAATTCCCATTCGCTATTAGGTGTAAATCCAATTATGTCTCCTGGATTGATTCCAGACTCCTTTAAGGAGTTATTACCTATTTTAAGTATACCAATAAGATCTGCAGTTTTTTGACTGCTTAAAAGGTCTTTGTTTTTAACAGGAGCAACAAAGCACCTATCTCCAAACGAATTCCAAGATTTATCTTTTTTATATAAGTATATTTGATCTATAGCACACATAAAAAGATCATCTTTTAAGAATGACCTACTGTTCTTTTTAATTCCTTTCATGTCATAGAATACTCTAAACACGTTGTGATGCACGATTATTAAATCACCCCTCTTTATAGGCGTTGCAAATGCCGCAGGTGTTTCCACTACTTCAGCAATATTGTTAACGTGTTTAAAACTTTCTATAGAGCTATTCGTTATAAGGGTTTGCTCTCCAACCTTAACCTCATTATCATATCTTTTGCCTACAGGCTTAATGATAAAATCGTATATGCTCCTCATTAATATTCCAAGTCATACTCAACGGATATTGCCATGTTAGAATTAAACTTCTTCCATGGCATTACCTCGTCTACTTTTTTTATAAATATATTATAAGAATTATCAGACTCTTCAAACATTATATGAGAAATTTCGTGACCGCCATAAACTGTCTGTTTAACAGAGTAGTGCATTGCTTCGTTCTTGTAGTCAGCCCCGATACTAATTTTTCTTATAATATTATTCATAAGATTATTCTTTAGGTGCTACAACCTCTTCATAGCTTCCATCAATTAAATTGATATTGATAGGCCCATACTTTTCTTCAATAGCTTTTTTAGCTTCTTCCATGTCTTTTTCAAGTATATTAACTTGATAAATAGCTTTAGCTTTTTGAACTTCCATTGCACCTATAGTATTACAATGTTTTTGTAATTCACTATTTAAATGCTTTACATTTTCTAACTCTTCTTTGGTAATAACCTTTACTGCGTCTTCTACTGGTGATTTCATTTTTTTTACTTTACTCATGTTGATTTAATTTAATTGTTAATAATTGTTTATAATTTTCTACCCACTTTAGGATTATTGTTTTGTGCTCCTGGCACATATTTATATGTTTTATTTTTGTATCTATATGAAAACGGTTTATTACCACCTATTGTTCCTTCTGTGGATTTAGTAGCTTTAACGTTTTTGCTGTATACTCTACCAGCTCCCATAGGTTTTGTTCCTGTTTTAATTGCAGAATTAGCTCTAACTTTTGCGCCTGTTTTTTTAACTACTGGTTTCTTTTTCTTTACTGGTTTCTTTTTATTACTTACGGCCATTGTTTTTTATTTTAATCTAGTTAATATATATTCTCCTTCTAAATCTTTTGAATACTTTAAAAGAAGAGTGTCTTTGTTTATTATTGAATATTCTATTGTAACTGAATAGCCATTGCGATTATTATTTATTTCGGTAGTAAATTTATTATCTTTTTCAAAAATTATATCTTCTGTTACAATCCTATGCTCTTCAAAGCTAGTGTTAAATACACTTAAAACCTTATACTCAGTTGCAATAATAGTTGTTATGTAAGATGAATCTTCATCTTTCCACATACCGTTAAAGCCCTCTTGAGCTGTTAAAATTGAAAATGTAAATAGTAATAATAATGTAATAAATAATTTTTTCATAATAGTAGATTTAATTGTTAATTATTGTGTTTATATGTATAATCACACGTTTGAACAATAAAC